AGCTTCGTAAGCTCGGCCTCGAACACCGCTTGTAACTCGACCACGCCTCGAGACGAGTAGAACCCCGGGTCTTTGATTTCGTAGTTGAAAGCGATAAACGGCGGCTTGCCGTGGTTGTACGGAATTTTCATCGGCGGACGGAGGTCGATGTCCGGGGAGGTGGGGGAGTAGGTGCAGATGATCCACTGACCGGTGTCCGGGCAACGGTTGTACACCTCCCAAACGATGATCTTGTTCTGCTCAGGAAACGTGAGTCCTTCGCGATCGTACTTCGCCGCTTCGGTGTTCATATCACCGGCGTCGGAGTTGTAGCTTCCGGTGATCTGGTCGAGGATCGCTTTGTCCTGCTTCAGGTGTTTCTGCCGCCGGTAAGCATCAACCGAGTAAACGGAGATGTGACAGATCCGATCCGCGTCTGCTATGTCCCTCGTCCAGGCGGGTACCACGAAATGTTGCGGGTCTACAGTGTAATACTTCAGGCGTTTCGAGGAATAATCCCACAAAACTTTCAGAATACCGGTGCCGCACATCAGCATCGAATCGACCGAACTCAGCACCTCGGTTTCAAGATTCGTCATCTGTTTCACCCGATGGTCGAACCACTGCGCGGCGGCAGTCGTAAACTCGGCCACTTGGGGTGAGGTGGGAACAAACTGTGCGATTAAGTCGGTCGCAAATAACTGCTGGAAGTACGCTGGCTTGAGTTCACTGATCGTCGTATCGACCAGCGGGAAATGAACGTCCGATGCCCCAGGCCACGGTTTATTCTTCCGCCGCAACCCGTGGTGACGCATCTCGTAGAACATGCGCTGACGCGTGTCCCACACCGAACGATCCGCCAAATCCTGTAAAACCTCCGCGTTTAATTTATCCCGATCACGCATTTAAAATTCTTCTTCCTCCTCTTCTTCTTCCTCGCAGCACCACCCCATCTGCTGGATCGCAAATAACGTGGAATACATCTGCATCCCGCCGATCAGCATCGCGTCGTTCAGGTCGAACTCTTCCTGGTATCGACTCAGTAACGCCTCGAGATCACCGCAAAAAGCACTGAATTGTTCCTCGGTAGTCACCGGGAGTAATTACCGTTTTTTTGGTTTTAGACCGAACTTCTTGCCGCCTGCCGCTTTACGCGGGCCGGAAGCCATCGCCCGGCGACCAGACGCTGAGACGCTTTGCTTGAGGTTCTTACGCGCACCACGCCGCGCACCAAGTGACTCGTCTTGTCGGCTTTTGTAGCCTTGTTTTTTCGCTGCCATTTGACTGTTCGTTAGTGCGTAAAAAAAACGCACCCGAATTGGGTGCGTTAAAATCGCTTTCTGACAACAGTCTTCTGAGGTAACTAGAGGTAAGTCATCGCTCGGGTGATAAGCTTCTGGGCGGAGACCGGGTTCTCGGGTGCCGCGTTTCTCGCGTCATCGAGTAGCTTCTTCACACGGCCTAATTGCGACTTGAGCGTCAGCGCATAGGTCATCTGGTCGAGTGCCTCCTCGATGAGATCCTCGACCAACGGCACCCGCTCCCAGAGATCTCCACCGTGTTCCGCTTGACCGGCTCGGTACTTGTCGTTGACCTGTTTTGCTATCGTCCGCTGGATGTCGGCCAAATGGTCTTCTTGTGCTAAAGTCATTCTAAACTAGCCTTCTCCAACTCGTACTCGTAGTTAATTATTTTTTCCATCAACGCCTGGACGAACGTCTTGGCCTCGGGACTCGCGTTGTACGCATCCTCGAATCCGCGCTCATTTCTCAGGATTATCTGCTTCGTCGCGTCCAGTTTCCGGGGGATCGTTGACTGACATCCGGCTACGAACCCAATCGAGCTTGTCATGGCGACGAGCGTCAACCATCGCCTCCAGGTTTTTCTTTTCGGTCTTTTTGCCATAAGTAAAAAATTCTTTTATCAACTCTAAAACCGCTCGTATTATTCCCAGCAAACTCATCCTGTATTCAACCCCATCGATTCCCGAAGTTTATTATCCGCACCCCAGTCAGTCATACCCGCTGCAAGCACCTCGTTCAAGTCCGGTTGGCTCATCCGCTGCCAGGCCGGGTGGTCGCTAACACTTGCCAAGCACATCACCAGCGCATCCCCGCGGTCAGGTGAACTGAACCCGCGAGACTTCATCTCTTTCTTGCTCTCCAGGTTGAGCTTACCGGTCTTTGATGTCCCGACCCGCCGGGTAGTCAGTTGGCTGTGAAGAATCTCGTCATCGGGCAGTATCGCCTCCATACGGTCGATCTGGCGGGCAGCGCGGAACCACATCTCCGTGCCCCGGTTCTGATACCGATCCGGTTCCTGCGCTCGTCCGCCCAAGTTCACCTGATGTAACGGCCAACCCATCTCACCGAGTTGGTGGCACATCGGCAATCCCAACCCACCCGCATCCCCGAATATCTGCTCAGGCTTCAACCCGGCTTTCTCGAACTCCAGCGCAAACCTCGCACAACCCGCCATGGTGTTCGCCTCGCGCCAGGCAATCAGTTTGGTAATCTTATTGCCAACTCGCATACAAAAGACGCTCTCGTCACCGGCAGCCGCAAAGTCGCAGGCCGCCACAACCTCGTGACCGTCTTTCGTGGGGGGACTGTCTAGGCAAGACATCAAACTCTCCCACGGTATCACCAAGCCTTCGCCGCTCGTCTCCTGGAACGCCCCGAAGATCATCGATTGGATCAACGGATGCTCGCGCCCCCACATCTCGATCTGTTCGTCGATCCACGATTGCTTGATATGCGGGCAATCGAATGCGGTCACCGTGTGGAGTTCCCACCATTTCTGTTCTTTGGAGAAAATCTTATAAAACTTCCCCGTAGTTCCGCCCGGCGAACTCATCGCCAGGATTCGGTTTGGCTGGATTCGGGCAACTGCCTCGAATAGATCCTCCTGGATCGACTTGCACTCGTCTAATACGATGAAAACATTGCCGTGGAAGCCTTCAAATCGTCCCGGTTGGTCGGTAGCAAACCCCAAAATCCGCGACCCGTTGTCCATCGTGAGGTCGGTCTGGTTGATCTGCATACCGAGTCCCGCCACTTTACTGGCGAGTGCCCGGATCTGGGGCCACAACTGTTCTTTGACCTGGCGATAAACGCCTGACGTAGTGATGACTATGCTGCCCGGATAGATCAGCGCATACCACAACGCCGCTGGTGCCGCTATCATCGCAGTCTTGCCACTACCGTTGGCCGCTTTCAACGCTACCCGCGCACCGGGCTTGCTCAGATCGAACAGAACTTTCTTCTGCCAGTCGTAAAGTTTTATGCCGAAATACTTCTCAGTAAATACATCGCAGTCCGCGTCTCTGGAGGAGACTCGGGTCTTTGTTTTCGATCCAACAGGTTTTTCGGATTGTTTTGGTGTCTCGCTCGTTTTTGTTTTTGTTTTGGCCATATTCGCTCACCTCGAACTTTCTAATAAAATTACCCACCTCGTCGGTCAGTTTGTACCCCGCCACCACGTCACTCTTTGGGTGGTAGGAAAATAAATAAAACGGACACCGGAACGACTTACTCGCCCACCGCCCAGCTTCCAGCTTGTTCCAACCGACCATCTCTCTAGGATGATATCCTAAAACGCACTCGCGGGTCTTAATCTCCGCCACCGCCTTAATCACTCCCCCACGCACAAACATACCGTCCAACTCGCTGAACTGTCCATTCGTGTAAACCCACTCGTCGCCCGGGTGGTTGTCGAGGATGATGTCCACGCACTGCTGTTCTAGTCGGTCAATCATTTTGCAAATAAGAAGTCCGCCGCTTTGATCGGCACCTGTCCCACCGTTGGGAAGTGCATCCTGCTTAACTTACTGTTCCCACTAATAAAACTTACGAACGTCGAACAGTCTGAGATCCGCCACAAGTTGTCATCTCCTCCAATTCGTCGCATACCCGCCTGACCCCACAACCAACTCATCTCGCCCGCTGTGTAGTTTTCGTAGTTCCATAGTTTCCGTAGTTCCGCCAACCCCGATTGCTGCAATAAATCGGGATCGTTCACCGAACATAAGTCTTTTACATAAACCATCCCCCCAGGATTCAATAACCCCACGCACTTCGCAATCAGCTTCCCCGGCTCATCGAAGTAGCCGAAACTCTCACACAGGATAACCCGGTCAAACGTTCGCCCAGCATCGTCCCACTGCATGAAGTCCGCCAACTCCAAACTCAACTCCGCCAACTCGACCTGACGCGGACTGATTGTTACCCCCGTCAAATCCGTGACCCCGTTCGCCATTAACCCGGACATCACGCCTCCCACGCCACAACCTACGTCCAATACGCTGTGTCCCGGCAATATCATCCCGCGATCCATCATCACCCGGCAATGCGCCGGTGGCTCAGGCGCAAACAGCGCAGCTTGAAAGACCGGCCCATACTCACCCAGATAAACATCCGAGTAGTCATCGTAATATTCCGCTACCGTGTCAGTCATTGCCATCGTTGTTTTCGCTTCTTATTCGCCACCAGGACGCGACTCCGGTCGTCGATGTACTCCTGCAACCGGCCCGCCTGTAAAGTCGCAGCAGAGTAATCCTGGTGGTCGTAAAGCGTCTCGTACGGGAACAATCCACCACGGTTCAATCGGGTACCGGCAGGCGACTCTCCCGCCGCCGACCGTACCCACAATCGCCATCGCCCATCGTCCTCGCACCTGACGTAGACCGTCATCTCCGAAATCTCTCCATGAAGCGTTTACGGTAACCGGGCAGATCCTCGGGGTTCGTCTTTCCCCGATCCAACGCCATGTCGCACTCGCGCTGTGTCATCATCAACGGCACCACCGCATCATCGACCTGGACGTACACCGCCAGGTAGTTGTCCGCGCTGTTACGCCTTCGACTGGTGTTCTCGACGGAAACCAGTTCGCCTAATCGTTTTCTCGTATCACTTGCCATAAGAATTAAGTCACCTATTACACCACCGCCCGCATCTTCGACACTCCGACAATTCGGATGGCGCACAGTTCGTCACTTCCATGCTCAACGTTCGTCCCCCAAAATAGGTCGATCCGCGTGTCTTGTGTCTCGCCTTCGCATTCCTCGATCAAATCTATTACGCCCAAACACTCGCTAACTCGCTCCGGGAACGAGATCCGCATCGAGTCGGTTGCCCGATGGTAACCAATCTCCATGTCGTCACTGTCTACCGAGACACCCGTGGTCTCGCTCTCAGGCTGTTCGTCGTTGGTTCGTCGCTTGTTCATCATTCGAGTGTCGTATCGCTTGCCATAAGAATTAAGTCACCTCCCGCATCACGCTCTTCACCTCGATCATCGACCGTCCGCGCTCTCCGCACTTCTCGCAGCGGAAGATCATCACCTCACCGACCATGTCTTTGTAATCGACCTCATCGCTCAGGTACCACTCACCGCATACCGGGCAAAAGACCCGCGACTCGTTGACCATCTCGTAAACGGCGCCCGGGGATTCGCTTATCGGTAGTTGGAATTCGTGGGGGCGCATTAGTCTGTCCAACCGTCTGGAAGATTCACCGCATCAACGCATAACTCGGAATCCCACCCAGGCGGTGCGTACCGACTAATAAACGAACCTCGACTCACCCACGTTCCCCATCCGCCACACGGTATGTTGGCATACAGTTTTCTAATCAGGAACAACCTCGAATATCCGTAATCCAAATATATCGATACCTGGGTGTGCCGATGCCCACCCGAATGCCACCACGATTTCCTCGGTGTCTTCCACCTGAAGGACTCGTACTTGCCTCG